AGCGAGGAGACGTTCTCTGAGGAAGCATTCAGGCATGCCATGGATATCCTGCCTGATCTGTTCCGCAAGGATGCTGACACTGACATTGACTGGTTAGTAAATAATACCGAAAAGTGGTGTCAAGACCGTGCTTTGTTCAATGCAGTCATGGAATCTATCTCTATCATTGATGGTAAACATAAGACTCTGACCAAAAACGCACTGCCTGATATCTTATCGAAGGCACTTGCTGTTACCTTTGACACTAACATCGGTCACGATTACTTACAGGACGTTGAAAGACGATATGACTTCTACCACACTGTCGAGGAGCGTATCCCCTTTGACCTTGACTATCTAAACAAAGTCACTAAAGGTGGATTGCCTAACAAGTCATTGAATATTATCCTTGCTGGTACAGGTGTGGGTAAGTCACTGTTCATGTGTCACTGTGCTGCGTCAGCGTTATCGCAAGGCAAGAATGTGTTGTATGTGACTATGGAAATGGCAGAGGAGCGTATCGCTGAACGTATCGACGCCAATCTGTTAGACGTGTCACTCGATCAGATCTCTACACTGTCCAAGGATATGTTCATCGGTAAGGTAGAGAAGATTGCTGAGAAAACACAGGGCACTCTGGTGATCAAGGAGTATCCTACATCACAGGCACACTCGGGTCACTTCCGTGCACTGATGAATGAACTAAAACTGAAGAAGAAGTTCGTGCCTGATATTGTATTCATCGACTATCTGAATATCTGCGCGTCCTCTCGTATCAAGTCTGTAGGCGGTGCAGTGAACTCATACACGTTTGTCAAGGCAATCGCCGAGGAGTTACGAGGTCTTGCTGTTGAGTTTAACCTGCCTATCATGTCAGCAACACAGACTACACGATCAGGTTATGGGTCATCCGATCCTGGTCTAGAGGATACGAGTGAGTCATTCGGTCTACCTGCTACCGCTGACCTGATGCTCGCGCTGGTGTCTAACGACGAACTCAACGCACTAAATCAAATCATGGTCAAGCAGTTGAAGAACAGATACAGCGACCCGAACATGCATAAACGATTCGTGATCGGTGTGGACAGGAGTAAAATGAAACTGTTTGACGTTGAAGATCCAGAGCATGAGTTGATAAATGACGTGGCATCTGGTAAAAAAATACCTGAAGAGGACGTTCCTGCGTTCGATTTAACTAATGCGGGTAAGAAAATAAGTGCAGAGGGTTTTCAATTCAACTAAATAACTCTACAATTTTCTTTCTCTAGGACTCCAACTAATGTTACAAGACGACGCAGAAGTTGAACTTCAGGTAGAGGTAGCAGTATTGAAAACTAAAATCGAACATATCGACGAGTCGATGCACGAACTGAAAGCGCAACTTGATGGTATTGAATCTCGTCTTGTACGAGTTGAGCGTATTACATACATGGTTCTCGGTGGTTTGGTTATCCTTCAGGTATTACCAACCATTCAAGGGTTCCTTGGCGTTTAATATTGGATCCGCTGACGCATACACTCATTGCCACCTTATTGATAGCAGGAGCATATTACACAGGCAGATATCTAGGAGGAAGTGTAGGATTCCAATTAGGATATCAAGATGGTTCCGCTGAAGGTGGTATGAAAATAATTAAAATCCTACATGATGAAGGGACATTCGATCAAGAAGAACTTGAAGAAGCACTTGATCGGTGGATAATGAAGCATAGAGAACATTATGTAAATCGAGGTGATAAATTATGAAAGGCACTGTTGTAACTTTGGTAACGCACATTGGAGAGATCATTGGTCAGGTAGAGGAAGAAACTCCTGATTCATTTGAACTCAAAGATCCACGACTATTTGTCAATCAAGCAGAGGGTGCAGGTCTTGCTCCTGGGATTTGTTTGACTGGCATCAAGGATCCGACTGGTGGTGTGTTTTACAAGGGCAGCATTGTTGCTGTGGTAGTGACTTCTCCGGAACTTGAGAAAGCATGGCGACAGCAAACAAGTGGAATTATTTTACAATGAACGGAAAGGGTGACATGCCGAGACCATTCTCGGTAAGCAAAGAGCAGTTTGATGAAAACTGGGATCGGATCTTCAGTAAACCTAAACAAACCATGCTACGCGAAGTCAACTACGATAATATGTGGAGACACTCGTGCACCGTGGATATGACTGTCGTGTGGCTGGGTAAGAACGAAACCTGCGACTATTGTGGCGCATGGGAGGAGGACGAAGAATGAGCGAAGACATCTTTGACTTTGGTTTTACAGCGGTTACACTCGACGAACTTGAGGTCATTCAGGAAACCACTGCGCAGTTGGAATCAACTACAGCAGAGGCGAGTGAGGTCAAGGCACGACTCGATAACATCTACAAGGCAATCCAACCACTTCTGAATAATCTTAAGAAAGACCCTGAGCGAGACTATATCTACTGGCCGGAGCGTCTGACTAAGATAGAAGCATTCTCGGATCACATTGACAAACTATACATGGGTTGACATTTGACCCGATCTGAGTATAATATTATATTATGCTAGCAAAAAAATACAAAACACCTCTCCGTTATATGGGCGGGAAGTCACGTGCCACCAAGACACTGTTGAACTTCCTGCCCAATGTCATGATAGGCAAATACGTGGAACCATTCGTCGGTGGTGGTTCTATGGCATTTGCCTTCTCACGTCAGTTCCCTCACGTTCCTATTCATATCAATGACAAGTATTATAATCTGTATTGTTTCTGGATTACGCTCCGTGACCGTCCCTCAGACCTCGTCAATCGCCTTCTGAGCGTCAAGAGTGAAGCACATGACGCAGTGGGTCACCGTAAACTTTTTGACGACTGCAAGGACTATTTGACAAAAATAGACTGTGGTCAACCATGGAATAATACATTCGAGATAGGTTGGCGCTGGTGGGTATGTAACAAGTGTTCCTTCTCTGGTCTCGGAGAGTCCTCAGGTTTCAGTGAGCAGGCATCCGTATCAAACTTCAGCGAGAGTAATATCCGTGCACTGCTTGAGTATGGTGCACACATAAAGGATTGGAAGATAACGAATCACGATTACAGTGACTGTCTCATTGATGATCCTGGGACATTCATCTATCTCGATCCTCCCTATGCCAAGGTCGGTAAGGATGGCAACTCGTTTCTCTATGGTCGTAATGGTGACATGCATAAGCACTTCGATCATACCGAGTTTCATACACAGGTTTCTTTCTGTCAGGCACCCATGATGATCTCTTACGATAATAATAAATTACTGAAAGAGATGTACTCTGACTGGGAGCAGCACACCTTTGACCTCACATATACATTACACTCGGGTAAGAACTATCGTGCTGACGAAAAGAATCGTAAAGAACTTCTGTTGATGAACTATGGCAGTATACTGTCCTGACATTCCACTCACCTTCGTTCATATCCCGAAAACTGCCGGATCCGCCGTGTCCGACTGGTTAAAAACCCACGCACACGCCACCGACTTTCTTCCACTCTCTTTCGGTAGTATGCATTGGGAGTTCTCTAAAGTAAACAGGCAGATGCGAAGTCGCCGTTTGAATCCAGGAATCGTGGTGGTCGTCGTGAGGAATCCCTATGATAGACTGGTCTCTACTTGGGCGTACTATCGTCGTCGTAAGAAGTCCTGGTGTCCTGAGAACTTTCGCGACTTTGTGCTGAACACGTCGTGGGGAAATGCGAAGAGATTACAGACGTCTTTCTTTCGATTCTCGGAAACGATACAGAGTGAAACCATCGTGTTACGTTTCGAGAGTCTCGCCACAGACTTTCGTGAAATACAGTCGCTCTGCAATAGTAACGAACCTCTCAAAATAAAGAACAAAAGTGAACATGAACATTACTCGTCATATTATGATGCTGAAACAATCAACGCAGTTCGTAAGAAGCATGGAATGGATCTAAGACTGCTGGGGTATAACTTTGAATCCATTTAGCAACAGAGAGACAGAGTTAAACCATCTGTGGAGAGACTTCCTACGCTCCTACCCCCAAGCAGACCCCGTGCATCATCCTGAGCAGTGTAAATATTATGCTATGCTGTACTTCTATTATAGAGACAAAACTAGAGATTCTCGTAAATCTAGTGAAAAACACTAGGAACATTGTGTAAAATAGTGAATAAAACTATACAGAAAAATACACTACTCGTCATACTTGACTTATCGTGATTTTATCCCTGAAAATAGAGAAAAAACAAGGCAAAACAAGGACTTATCGGGGTTTTATCGTCATACGTCATAATGCATATACGATGGTAAGTATGAGGCGAAAAACGTAGTTCTGGGCGGAGGAGAGTGTGCATCCCCCTATCTGTGCGAAAATGTCAAGAGATATCTTCTTATTCCCCCTCGTTATTAGCATATAGCAAAATAATCCTTTACAACTGCCCTCGACTCGCGTACAATACTTCGTATTGATCATGAGGAGGTCATTATGACTAAAGCGGAAATTCGTAAGGAAATTCAACGACTTAGCAAAAACGTCGACATTAAGGTCATGCCAGCTACCCCAGCACCTAAGCAACTCACCGCATTCGTAAGACTATCGCTCACGAACCGTACAGGTTGCCGAGTAGACGGAGCACGGTTAGGTGGTGGCCAAGGTCGTTGTAAGTAACTAATTTGTAAAGAGTTTTTCCGTTTTACATTGGCCATAATATGCCGTATAATGGTTATATTGAATAGGGAGTTGGACATGAAAGCATTTGACCTAGTAACTGACGAAATGATCGAGCG